CTGTAGACACGCTTCCTGCCTTCAGGTGCTCATATATCGCATTGTTTATCACCATGTTTGCGATATCGACTTCGGACTTTCCGGTCCTTTCGGTATATCCGGTGATCTTCTTTATTTCAGTTACAATTTCTGCCCATGTCATTTTTGATCCTCCAAGTTAAATTAAATTAAATATAATGGGGATGGTAAATCATTAATTTAAAATAAGATAATTAAATGTTTCCGTCCCTCCGGCTGATCCTGCGTCGGCTGTCGCTACAGTAAAACTTGTACCTGCTGACTTGGACGAAATATATGGACTATGGGACCCAGATACAAGTGTTGCCGCCGCTGCATTGGTTGGAGTGATAAGAATAATAGAAGATGCCGTTACAATGGTATTTGCTACATCAGTGGATTCATCGGCATCCATAGTAAACGTACCCACTGGGCCATTAGTTGATTTTATGCCCTGAAAGGCACCTGTGTTGAGAATTCGTAATTTTGTTGACAGTGTTTGAGCAAATGATCCCGTAGTATTAGGATCTGAGGTTTGAAAATATAAACTCCCTCCCGTGCCCGATCCCGTAGCCAATCCTCCACATAAATAAAGAGATGCTCCTGTAACGTTTAGCCCAGAAGCTCCACAGGCTCTAATGTATGGACTGGAAGTCGTCGTAGATGATACACCTCTTCCGATATATATTTGATTAATTGGCGCACTATCACTACCGATTACGCATTGATTAGATGCCGTAGCCGCCGAGCTTGCACCAAGGCAAATAGTAGCAGATATGCCGTCAACACTTCCAAATCCAGCATGTCTACCGATGGCAGTATTATAATCGCCCGATGTAGCATACTGCAAAGCTCCTTCACCCAAGGCAGTATTATAATCACCTGAAATATTGGCATCCAGCGAGGAAGTACCAACCGATGTATTCCCTACCCCATCAGTATTGGAAGCAAGTGAACCATCACCAAGACAAGTATTATTATATCCAGTAGTATTACTGTATAAAGAGTAAAATCCTATAGCATTATTACCTGTGGCATTTGTATTTTTATTACCTGCACCTACTCCGATAAAAACATTATCATTTCCAGTAGTATTCGACTGCCCTGCCAGATATCCAATAAAAATATTCGCATTTCCGGCAGTATTTAATTCACCGGCCTTTAATCCTATACCTATATTTTCATATCCTGTAGTACATGATTTTAGTGAGTCATTTCCATAGGCAATATTATAATAACCTCCACTTAGGCTAGATAATGAATTCATACCATATGAAGTATTTGATAATAAATCGCTATAAAAAATCATTCCATTCGGATCGTTAAATATCTGACTGGCACCCGGATTTAACAGGTTTCCGATAACGATATGAGGATTACCGACAGGAACAGAAATCAAAGCTCCTGGCTCAACCTCAACAGTAAGTGTGCTCGGAAAAGTAACGCCAGTGCCGAACACATAACTCGTATTTGTCGCATTTGAACTATGTGGAAACTTTAGGGTCGCTACTTTAGATCCTGCCACCCCTGCCATAAACGCAGCCGAGCCATAAACATTCGGGTCCCCCTGATCAGCAACTTTTTTGACCGTATAAGTGAGACCAAGGGCCACGGAAGGTATCAAGCAAAGCAGTAATGCGATAATTATCTTTTTCATATGACCTCACCTCATTTTTTATTTTTAAGGAATATAAGCAATAAAAGCAACCCTAAATGTAACAAACTCTGCTCCGCTTATGGTCGTCAAATCAACATTTGATGTTCCGGCGAGAACATAAGAAGTACAGACGATAGTATTTGATGTAGCCCCCACCTCTATAACGCCTAATGCAGCAAGGCCGATTTGAACCATTTCAGATGAGATTATTCCATACACAGTTCCGACCAATGTTTGATTAATCGTAAGGATCGTACCGGCAGCATTTAGATTAAAATAAGTTCCTGTACTTCCTTTGGCAATATTATCAACATCTAGTACCGTATCGAAATTATACCCATATCCAGCAGGTCCAGTTTGAACTCGTATCGTATCGGCAGCGGTTCCATTCAAAATAGTAATATAAATTGCATATATTTGTGTATTGGCATGGGTATTGCCCAATAATATCCCGCGAGTATTATATTTTCCTGTATGGCATACTTCCGTAATCTCCGCCGCTGTAGCCGTGCAAGTATCACATACACCATTCACCTCTGCCGCCGTAGCCGTCAATCCAAGGTTCGTTAATGCCGTTGCCGCATTGCTAGCCCCCGTCCCTCCATCAGCAACCGCAAGATCGGTTATCCCCGTTACAGATCCTCCCGTAATCGCCACGGAATCGGCATCCTGTGTTGACATGGTTCCCAGCCCATCGGTAAAATCTTCCAAATATTCAACCCATTTACTCACCAGATTCCAAAACCAGTTGAAAAACTGATAAGGCGGTTTCTCCCCCGATAACCATCCGGTGTTCTGTTTTGACGCACTCGGAGCCTCTATTTTCGACGGATCTGAATCCGGTATCCACTCCGGTTTTGTCGTTGGTTTAGCCATTATTTTTTCCCTCTCATATCATCCGTAACCAGTCTGTTCCATCAAAAATGAATGCTGCAACTGATCCAGGTACGACCACTTCAGCCAGTCCGCTGGAATCAAATATGATATTTTCATCACCCTTGTTTATTATTTTGGCCTCAAATCCATCCGGGAACGTCCCTGTAGGGTTAAAATTCCTTTCTGACCCATTGGCATCAAGTATATATTTTCCGCTCTGTTGCAGCGTATGGGCAGGGGTAAACGTCTCATTTCCTATCATAGTGGAAGTGTACGCCGCAGGGGAAATTATCTGCAATAATTCGGTTATGGTTATTTTTTTTGTAACGCCCGTTGATGTTTTCCAAATCGGGATTAAGTCGGCTGCCAGCGGCATGTCCGCCAGAGCAGGCAATCCATAAAAAGTTAGTTTAGCTCCAGCCATTAATTACCTCTCTTACCATCCTTGGCCAGAAAGCCCCTGAATTCATTCAGGGGATGAATGGTTGCTTTTAATTGTTGCAATTTATGTTGATTAATGATATATTATCAACATGGAATATAAACATAGTAAACATCATATCTATCTTTTAAATTATCACCTTATATGGTGCCCAAAGAGACGTAAAAAAGTTCTGGTCAATAAGGTAAAGGACAGACTTAAACAAATAATAGAAAAAAAGGCTGATGACCTTAATATAGAAATTATTGCCTTTGAAATCATGCCTGATCATATTCATATTTTCATATCTTCCTATCCAACCATTCCAGTGCATAAGATAGTTAAAGAATTCAAAGGTGTTAGCTCTAATATCTTAAGAAAAGAGTTTCCATATCTACTTAAAATGCCGTCTCTTTGGACGCATTCATATTTTGTGAGTACCGCAGGTAATGTGAGTAGTGAAACAATCAAGAAATATATCGAAGCGCAGACTAAAAAATGAGAAGAACATTCCAGTACAGAGCCATAATAAATAAACAGACTGAGACTAATTGCCTTCAATGGCTCGAAATATGCCGCACACTCTATAATCTGGCTCTTGAGCAGAAAATCAATATTTACCGGCAATATTGCAAATCTATTTCTTGTATAACTCAACAGGCTCAACTTCCTGGACTTAAACAAGAATTTCCTGAGTTTAAAATTGCTTCTCAAGTCTTGCAGGATGTTTTGCAACGTCTCAATCGTGCTTTTGACGCCTTCTTTCGCAGGTGCAAGAATGTAGGCGAAAAGTCCGGATTCCCCAGGTTCAGGGGAAAAGACCGATATGATTCCTTCACTCTGAAGCAAGCCGGATGGAAGATTGAAGGACGGTACCTGTATATTTCCGGTGTCGGCAAGTTCAAACTCTTCCTGTCCAGGCCGATTGAGGGGGATATCAAAACCATCACAATCAGGCGTACCTCTTCCGGCAAGTGGTTTGTGTGCTTCTCCTGTGATAATGTGCCTGCCAAGGATATCCCTGAAGCTATAGCCGAAGTCGGGATTGATGTCGGCATCAAGGAATTTCTCGTTGACTCCACGGGAAGAAGTGTTGATAACCCGAAATTCTTCCGGCAATCTGAAAGAATCCTGAGAAGAAGACAAAGAGCACTTGCCCGCAAGATAAGAGGTTCCCACCGAAGAGGCAAGGCAAAGATCCTTGTAGCCAAGGCTCACGAAAAAATAGTGAATCAACGAAAAGATTTTCTGCACAAAGTAGCTAATTTCTATGTAGCTGGATATCAAACCATCTATGTTGAAGCACTGAATATTAAAGGCATGGTAAGGAACAGGCATTTGAGTAAGAGTATTGCTGACGCAAGCTGGGGAAAATTCTTTGAATTCCTTTCGTACAAAGCGGAAGAAGCTGGACGAAAGGTAATCAAAGTTAACCCCCGTAACACGTCGCAAAACTGCTCTCAATGTGGTGAGAAGGTTAAAAAATCTCTGTCTGTTCGTACCCATGCTTGTCCTTTTTGCGGTCTCGTAATGGATCGAGACCATAATGCTGCAATAAATATTAAATCGGTCGGGCAGACCGCTCAGGCGCTAAGCATCACCTGATGTTTGTCTGAGAATCCCCTCGGCTTCAGCCAGGGGAGTGTCAAAGTTCAATGTATGAAAATTCGCCGCCTATGTCAGGATCGGAAGTATCACCAAAGCCCAATCCGGCACTTCCAACAAATCCGAAATTGCTATCGTCAGTCGCCACAACGACCGAGTATCCAAACCTTATACCTGCCCCCACCATCTCCTGCATAAAATTTCCGATATAGCCGATATAAGATGTAGTAACGCACATGATATAGTCTTCATCTTCGGTCACCAGGTAATCATCTCCCTCAGTCATTAGATAGTCGGGTCCGATTATCGGAGCATTGGAGACTATCGCCACCTCTGCCGGAAAATTTTCCTGAAGGTGAATTGAAGTAGCATCCGGATCAAATAATTTCCAAACCGAAAGAATACGCTCAATGTCACCCTCAGATACATTTTTCCCTATCCGCGCCTTCAGGAAGATACGATAGAAAAAATCATCCAGTCCAAGTCTTGGTTGACCGACTATCGAACCTATGCCGTCAAGCTGGATGCCTGATGCCGTGTCTATATCAAGCCTTCCGATCAATCCATATGCAGCGTCCTCAATCTCCTGCACCTGCATACCGTACAAGGCAGTGATAAGGCTTTGCAGCTTTGTACTATCCCGATATTGATAGAGAAGCCTGGCTAAGGCATCGGCATTGTGCGTAGTGATTTTGGTTATGCTCATGTGCTCACCACGATTATGTTACTGGTATCCCATCTGGAAAGCTCGACGAGTGCAACCGATCCATCATCAATATCGATATTGTCATCAAGCGTCGGGTCAGGTGCTATCCCTATTCTCACCGTTACATCGGTTATCCCTGGAATTGAAGCAAGCTGACCGACCAGTGCAGGATACACGATCACATCTTGACCAGATCCAAGAGAATTTCCCCATGCCGCGATAAGGTCTTGCGCCTGAGTATCGCCATCAAGTGGATAATCATCATTGACCGATAAGTCAAGATCAAGATAAATGTCAACCTCCGTCGGCCTGGAAAACTTTATAGTATGATCAAACCCTTGGGAGTCGGTCACAGTATTTGAAACGGTGCCATAGGTTTCAATCCCCGCAGGCTTTGATTCAAAAATCGCCTCTGCAATCTCCGCATCCCTGCTTGTCACCCCACCAGCTTGATATACTACAGCCTCAAGGCTTTTCGGAGGAAGATTACGAGAGTCGGTTACATTGGTGTAGTTTTCAAACAGGATTACCGATTCAAGTTCCGCCTTGGTAGCATCATCATTAAGTTCGAGTATTGCCGATCTGATAGCCCCAAGTGGTCCGGCAAGACTGATCTGAAGTCGTTGATTTCTTCTGATTCTGAACTCTGCATCGGTCTCAATATCCCTTCCTGCAACCGCATCTTCAGCATTTTCGACACTCGTTAGTCCCGATATGGGATTATCGATAACGGTTATCGTGCCTGAGTTGGCCGTCAGCGGGCCGGTTACGGTGCAAGTACATTCTACGTCCGTAGGGGCTGCCTCTATTGTCGTCTCTTCATCGGTGGAAAATTTTGTAGTGGTATCATTCTCCACGGAGAACACAGTCCCTGCAGGGATAATAGTCCCCTCTGTACCTGTTAGCGTGATAGTCACCGTAGATGCTATGGCCGGAAGCCTTGTAAGTCCGACGATGGATGCCACATAATCAAGGCTCACATCTTCGGCCGTCAGCGGATACTGACTATTGTAAATCGCCTCGGCCAGTTCCCAGAGGAGTGTTTCTCTTTCTGAGAAGATCCCCTTGAGCTGGCCGAATACACTGTGGGGAAGCGTGTTTATTTGAGAACCAAGGGCAGTCTTTAACGCCGAATCAATTTCACCCTGGATAATATCAAGCGTTTTTGGAATAAACCCGGTATCGGTCAATCCGTAACTCAAGGTATCACCTCCTCAAAAGATATTACTCCTTCAGTGCAAAGTGCCTTAAATGCAAGGGATAATTCACGAGTAATCGGATTTTGGTCGAGAGAGAACTCCTTCAGTTGCAGTATTCCGGGAGTGTTGATAATCTCACGCTTAAACACCGAATCCACAATTATCGGATTAGGATTCTTTTTAAAAATTTGCTGCAAATAAGGAATTCCTCGTTCCATATCGAGAAACCATTCACCGTACCAGGTTTTTAGCCTTTGGGAGATATGCTGTTTTATCGCATCCGCTCCGGTTGTCAAGATTAAATCCGATCCGGTTATGTCAATATCCCAATCTGAATTTAAGGCAATGTCGCTCATGAGATTGTCCCCGGTTGTGCAGTAATTGGTAAAGGACCGCCGTCCGGCCCCGTGCCTGTCTGTCCCGTTGTACTGACTGCTGCATTAACCGTGACATGGTTCACGATCTGACCGCAAATTATTTTCCACTTTGCAACGAGAATAGCTTGTTCAGCTCCATTCAATTCTCCCTGATCGGCTATTAATGCCGCCGCTACAGCCGCGCCCATAACATCGCCTGAAAGTGCCATTGCCTCACCTATATTTTCAATGTTCCCAAATCTGTTTTATCTTGATTAAAACTGGCAATTGTCCCTGCCATAAAAGGCATCGGTCCGATGCCGGTAACTATTTTTGCACTTATCAAGTGGTCAAGAACTCCTGAGAGCACGGTCAAAAGTTCTTTTGTGGCGCCCGTCACGCTGATTTTCCCTGACGGGTCCATCTCTATCCGGATTGAGTCGTTCTGGATAACCAGATTAGTTTCTGATGCATCAGAAAGGGAGGCCTTGAATGGCCTGACCCCTGGAATGAACACCGCGTCAGAAAGATCATGATGCCGTGGATTGTTAGTTGCCGTAATCTGACCGTCACCTGATAGCCATGTGTCAATCGACCGTTCACACATAAGCACTATTCCTAGGTCTCCCTTTGCAATCGGTAGATGGATATACGCAGCCCCGCCAGCAGCCGAAGGCCATTGCACTGGCACAGAAGGAATGACCGGAATTTCTGTTGCAACATCCGAATTTCGATATTTCTTTTTCAGGAGTGGCTTAACGTCGGCCTTCTGAGTCTCATAATCATACTTTTCCACTCTGGCAGGCAATGCCGTATGCACATCAAGAATATAGGACTTAATCATCTCTCGAACGCATTCGGTGAGTGTTGGAGTTATTTCCCCGCTCATTCCTTTGCCTCCGCTTTGACGAACCAGGATTGATCATGTGAATCACCTGAAAAAACGGCCCGCCATACTCGAAAAAATCCGGTATATTGTTTGCTCTCAATAGATATAGCCACCGCCCGGCCTGGCTTTATTTTCGGGTTGATGAGAGCGGTAAATTCTATGCCGTCCTTTTTCCATATCGGTGAACCGATCAGCCCGGTATCTTGATTCAAAAGAACCGCGTCCTCTGTTGTTTTGCCATCCTGAGAGATAATCTGCATGTCATTATCCTGAATGCTCCATTCAAGACCAAGGTTGCTCGATAGATTATCCATATGGGTTGAGGATGGTCCGCTTAAAACCATTCCCATCTGCGCTATTTTGTCCACAATGGCTCCTGATTTAACGAAGTTGAGAGCATTGCCGACATAAACTCCTTTGCCGGAAAAGGAGTTTATCACATCAGAGAGAATCGTAACCGTACTCGTTTTTTCAGCATAGCTTTTATCAACGGTCGCTTGTTCAATCGCAAAATGTCCGCTCACGGCTTCGATTGTGGTTGCTTTATCCGGCCCCTGATTAAGTGTAGTCACCGCCATACCTTCAAGTTTGTCGGCTGATGATTCTGTCTTTGCGAGCTTAATATCTCCGGCAAATAGCTCCTCAAGATTCCCACCATATCCTGTCTCTAAAATGATCCCTAAGTCCTCACTGGTTTCGAGCAATGCCCTATGCTCAGGAGAGAGATTGTAAATATTGATTTTGGCCGTATTCGGAGTGCTTTCACTGGTTTTCGTAATCTCGAAAGAGATCCGGAGGCCAGTGATTTTCACGCCTTCATTCTCTTTGCCCTTTGGCCCGAACGATACGGCTATTGATCTATCCCAGAGGTTCAAGCGACCTCCTGGTACATCAAAAGGACATTATTGCCAAGATCATTTCGTCCAGGACTTTCGTTCTGATCAAAAAGATTAACCAGAAACAGATTACCTTGCGGTATCTCTTTCGTATCCTTAAACTGTGCCAGCAAATCAACACCTATAAGAAGGGGGAGACCGGCGACGAGCATTACCCCGCCGCCGGTCTTTATGTCCATTATCCACCGATCAGCCCGCGCATTGAAACGAAAGGCAAAAGTATATTTTACGCTTTCAATCGTTATTTTAAATTCATAGTTTGCTCTGTCAGAGCTGACCGGAAGTTGAAGTATCGCCATAATTAAGCCGCTACATCCCCGCGTGAAGTACCGCCTTCACCGGCTGCATGAAGGTAATTGTGAGCAGTCAAAACATCCGCAGCGGTCGCATCGATATCAATCGTCTTGGTGAAATTATCACCTATAATGTAATTACCAGCGATCAGGCCGTTATGAACCGTCATACCGGAAGCCACATAAATCGCCTTCGCGCAAGTCACTGTAGCCCCAATCTGGTTGCCAATTATCTTGCCATCGTAAAAATACATATCTGCGCCACCAGCCAAAGTAATGCCTGATGTTACGAATCCGGATATCCGACAATTTTCAATGACTGACCCCTTGACCCCTCCGGTATAAATCCCATGAGTGGCAAGGGAATTATCCCCGACCAAAAGAAGATCGTGAAACCAGCAATTCCCGTCAAGTTGTTCCCAGTAGAGTGCGCTTACTGCCGTCTCAACTTTAATGCAGATGTTCGCAATCTCTACACCTGTCCCAGAGCCACCAAAGGCAAAGGTTGTCGGAGCTGAAGGACAAATTGTCACGCCTGTATCGGTACCAGGAAGGCCCAGCCCGATAATGTGAACATTTTTCGCAGAGAAAGCAATCCGGCCCTCTGCCGAATAATCCCCAGGCAAAACGATAACCGTAGCCTGATGATCATCTTCATAAGTGATATCCGTGGTTCCTGCCGTATATCGAGCGGCATTGATAGCGGCCATAAGAGTGGAATGGATGCCGATTCCCGCCGAATCAGCCGCTGTTACTTTCCCATAAAGCGTTCCATTGGGATCGGCAATATGATACTCACCTCCGCACCGGCCCCTTGAAATGGCAATGGCTGAAGCGATAATCCTCATCAGGTATTGATTATTCCTGATATCCAGCGTTTTTCTGTGAATCAAATTCTCGATGTAATTTAGCCCCATGCGGTGGCCCTCCTCTATCTGTCAACGTGGTTAATGGATTAAAAATTGCCTTAAGGCAATGCTGATGTAACTATTTCCCAGTTGGGATCGGCAAAAACACACAGTTTGTCATAATCGGTATTGTACACAACCAGGCCGCTTACCGGATAGGTGATAGCCTGCATCTGGGTTACAGTCACCCGTGGAAGCAATAACCCCTTCGTAGTACTGCGAATCTCCAATATCGAACAGTTCGGGTCAGGAAGACCCGTCCCAATGCCTACGGTATGGCTGGTACAAGTCGAATTATTTGCGTCGTTATAAGTCCAGCCTCCTGCAGCATCAAGGGAGAGCGTGACCTTGTTCCGATAATTTCGACCAATGCCTGTGGTTTCTTTGGTTGTACTGCCTGACGGGAAGTCAAGCTCGTGCAGATAGCCAAGAGATTTTCCAACTTCCCTGTAAATAATCGGGCTACTTTGCAGGCTTGCAGCATTTAAGGGATGTGGAAGCATAAATAAAAGAATGACTGATAAAAGCAAGATCGAAATAGGTATTTTTTTGTAATCAGAATAAATATTCATTCGCTTTATCTCCTTAATCTGAAGGGATTAATCCGGTTCCCTGTCCCAATTGAAAAGCCCATGATTTAACCGATTCAGTTGGTACGATTGTTTGTTTTGTCCCTTGTTTTTGCACTGGCGTCCCCCTGTCAGAAGTCGCCTGATCGGTCATCGCAGGTATAGTTACCGTTTCGCTTGATACAATCCTGATCTGCTTAAATGAGGCAGTAAAGGGCAGAGACCTTGTAGTATCCTTATTTCTTATCATCTGCAAGGATTCCATGA